CTCCGATTTAAGGTGTAGTTCAAGTTGTCTCCTATCGCGTTTACGTCGCAATTTGTCGTCATGACCAGACTTGTCTGACGAATCAATTTGCAACGCGATATGCGATGAATAACGCTGTGCAGGTACTCTGCGGACTGGCTTTTTGGACGAGGGAGTCCTGTGCCGATGCTGATTGTGCGAATAGTTTCGCACCTTCCGCCATCGGCGCACCTGCCTGGGGTGACGCTTGACTAGCGCCCACCCTGGCTGATCCCTATGTGGCTCGTAGTACTTTGATGTACGACGTCGTTGGCAGCTGGCTTGCAGCTGCTGAAGGTCACGCCACTCTCGAGGAGTGGCGTGCTTCGCCTCGCTTCCAGATGCACGTGCCGGCGGTAAACACGTGGTCTGTGGATATGTTGCCCATTTTGTCGATGCCACTTTCCGAGGTGACATGGAGGATTCACGAGTGACTAGCTCGCGTCCCCAGGATTCCGCTTTGATCTTGGTCGTACCCTGACCTGGTGCTGCGGAATTGCCCCATTGCATCCTAGTTTGATAAATTGTAACTTTCATGATGCTATTGAGTTTGTGCCCCGTGTAAACACAGGGCGGCGGCCTTGTCGCGGCCTACGTGCATTACGTGCAAACGTGTGGTACCTCCACAATCGGACAAAATACATGTCTTGTGCCATATAGCTGGCGACTATAAGATGAGTCGACATCGGTGTTTGTGTGTTCATAAATTTTACGCTTTGGTCATGCGCAGATTGTTCATGTCACACCGGTGGGTCTCCCCGCCGTGCAATGAATTAACATAACTCACGTTTTGCGGTGCAACAGTCAGATAATCGTTGAACACTACAACAATGTCGGAACCACCAAAAAAGGTGGGAACTAAGCTATGGATAGAGAGAGGAGAAGAGTGGAGGAGAAATGACATCTACTGTCTTAGCTATCGCCTGATTGACAGCGGCATACCCTTTTGATCCGGAAGGACCATGACGAGTGGGCTCGCTGTTGAGATTGTGGCAATTGGCTTAGTTAGCAGAATGTCGTATGAGACCCAGAGTTCACCACAGTCATAAACTGTGGATGTGGCCTGAGTCTTTGCTGCGAGAACTGTGAGACGCCCATGGTTTATCAGTGTCTTGTCACGGACTGAGCCGACAACTGATTGAGCGTTTGTGTATCGTGGTAAGGATGGCGTCTTATCGGGGTCGCATTCGATCGGGTGTAACATGGAGTCCGTTGGTTTGCAACTCGTTGCGAAGAGTGAGTTAAGCATTTCAGACTTGTGGTTGAAAAGCTTCTCATACACGTCGTATTGAGTAGCGAAAGCAACTGACCCGAGTGAACCCTCGACCGTTGTGTTGGATGCGGT